TATGTTTTTATTTTTCTGGTGTGCTTTTATTTTTCTGGGGTGCTTTTATTCTTTTGGCGTGTTTTTATTTTTCTGTTATGTTTTTATTTTTGTGGCGTGTTTTTATTCTTCTGGTGTGTTTTTATTCTTCTGGCGTGTTTTTATTTTTCTGTCGTGTTTTTATTTTTCTGTCGTGTTTTTATTTTTCTGGGACGTTTTTATTTTTTCTGTCATGTTTTTATTTTTTTTTCCATATTTTTATTTTTTTTGCAAATTTTTATTTTTCTGGCATGTTTTTATTTTTCTAGCAAATTTTTATTTTTTTTAGCATGTTTTTATTTTTCTGGTATATTTTTATTTTTCTGTCATGTTTTTATTTTTTGGGCATATTTTTATTTTTCTAGCATGTTTTTATTTATAGAATTATTCTGCCATGTTTATTTATAGAATTATTCTGGAATGTTTTTACTTTAAAAATCTAAAGTGTTTTATCATTAATACAACACTATTTGGTTTTTAATTAGTTATTAATATAAAATTGATATTAATAAAATGTTTTGAAATATTTAAATTAAGTAATTATAATAAGATGACAGAGAAAAAAGTAAACGATAAAATCATATTTGAACCTAAATTAACAAGAGAATAAAAAAGGAAATGTGTTATAACACATTGTTTGAATTAACTGATGAAAAATTAATGTGTCAATATATAGAATGTAAATCTGTTAAAAATAACATAATTAAACTTGAAAGTATATTAGATAAATATTTAGATGAACACCTAAAACAAAAAATAATAGATGATTATTTATTACAACTAATTCCATCAGGAACAAAAGGCGTTATACGAGGAAATAAGTTTAATAATATAATTAAAAAAAATATTACAGAATTACCATTAAATACAAACAGATTTGAAATATGTTTTGAAAAAAAATCGGACTCACATTTTACTACTGAAATCCCTGATTGGTATATTCTTGAAAAAATCAACAAATAAAATTATAATCGGTATGAATCAATTAGACTTATGGGGTGGAGGACACCAACTCAACAGAGGTTCTAAATATATTGACAATAATAAACATAATACTGAAAATAGTAAATTGTTATGTGTTGTTTGTAATGAAAAACAATTTAAAAGTAAAGCATACACATTGTTTAAAAATGTATTTGAAAATAATACATTATGTTATTTGAATAATCTTCATAATATAATTATTTCATATTTTAATTAATAATGGATTGAATTTAACTATTACCTCTTGTTTGGATATAGATTTTGGACCTACTGTGTTATTAAATTCATATGTTATTTTGGATAATTGTTCTATATTATCATTTATACATTTATTATTTGTAAATTTTATAAAATAATGTGATTGTATGCTTTTTTCATCTATTTTTATATCAATTGTTCCTGCATTTACTCCAACTCGACGAAATGATATATCAGGATTTTCGTCTTTTTTAACAAACATAAAATTTATTGGATCTATTTTCTGTATACCAACTCTATTAACTGTTTTTTTTTCCCATATTTGAAATATACATGGAACATTATATTCCACTCCATCCACTAAAAATGATTTGTCTGGTAAATCATTTTCAAATATAAGATGAAAATTTAATGGAAATGTTCTTCTTAAACTATCCTTCTTGAAACTTTTAGGCAATATGAATGATATACTCTTACAAAATTCACATGATTTTTTTATAAATTTTATCCCTAATGATGATTGTCGTCCAAATGGTGGATTCCCTATTATGTGTATATTCTCAAATTTACTTTTTAATACATCATAATCACCCAATAAAAAATCTCCCTTCATAATCTCCCCATTTTCTGGGTCTATGTCATAAAATATATAGTTTAATGATAGTGTTTTTATTCCTTCTATAAATGCTCCATTACCTGCACTCGGCTCGATTATTAAATCATTCTTATCTATACTTATGTGTTCTTTTATATAATTTATACATAATTCAACTACTGCCCCCTTCGTGTAATATTTATCAATAGTATTCCTCTTCAATCCTTTTGTTTGCTTGTTTTTCATACTCTTTTTTTTATTACATTATTATTTATTAAATCAATTATTATATTATGAATTTGTCATAAATATACTCTGGTTACCCTAATTTTCATTAATTTATTTAAATTATACTCAAACTTCTAAAACCCTCTGCAACATATTTATTACTAAATTAAATTATGATTTGCATTATTAATCTTATCCAATTTGTTTACTATGATATACATATCATGAATTTTTTCTTCTAAATGTTCAAAAATATACCATTCTTCGAAACACATTTGTTCATATATATTATTTTTAAATTAAATATAATAACTATAATATCATATAATTATGTCTCAACCTTGGATAAATTCACCCAGAAACCAATCGAAGATTATACTGGTAGTGATTTTATCGAATATCTCTGAATGAATCTCAGGAGAATATGTTGAAATTAATTGATAATGCTCCAAAAAACTCATCAACCTATTGTGGATTGAGAGGAAAACAAATTAATCTTGTTCTATTGATGAGAGTATCATCTTAGATTATGTTGAATCCAAATGTTGCCTTCTCCATATAACCATTTTCCCAGGTTTGTCTCAATATTTATCTGAAAATGAAATTTTATCCTCACTACTATCACTCAAACTAATGATTTATCCGTATACCACTTATATTATGTCCCCCCAAAATCATTAATCATCTAATATTAATTGTGTTTTTTTAGTCATAATTGATATATATTCATTATATATACTTTGAGCCATCTCAATTGATGAGAAGACGAATGTATTGATACTCCATTCAAACCAAGGATTTTTAATTTTTTTATAATTAGGTATATATACTTCCATTTCCGCATCGATATTAAATAATTCTTCTGTTATCATTCCATACATACATATCAACATAATTTATGAAAAAATCATTGTCATATTTCATCACTACTGTGTTACCTCCTGTCTCTGCCAACTTAATTAATTTTGAATGTGTTAGGAAAAAATTATCAGACATTTTTTTTCATTTTTATTGATTGTCGAATAAATGTATTGAATACACCTGTACACAATCAATTACTGGTAATACTGTTATAATTAAAGAGAAACCAGTAATCTATTTAAAATCACAACATGTTATTTCAGATATATTTGAAATACTTCATCAAATCATGACATCATTATCACTGATTATTGCTAAATTTTATCAATTTGCTCCTCATCATATTAATACATATTAACATCACGATAGTATAATGAATGAATTAAAAAATATTGTTTTGATATTCCTAAACTTGGTACATGTGTGTCATTTATTGGATCTAAATTAAATCATTCATGTTATCCCAATGTTGTTTTTGGATTTAAATAGTAGAAACATTTGTCCAGATGAATAATTATGTCGATCTGTCAGACTATCCACCTGTCCGTCAACATCGCCTCCTCCATCAATACAACTTCACTTGTGTGTGTCCTCGATGTACCCATCCATCCTCATTTGATCATAAATAACACTTAATGATACATATGGGTTGGTATGTAAATTTATTCTTGTCATATTCCTATTCATCAATACAAATTCAATTGATCATAAACATTAAAAATAATTTAAAGGTTGGTTTGATGATTTATACTCTATATGGAAAATTGGTGCTAATTTCCATTCATCTGGATGATATGTAAATTTATTTTTGTCTGATTCAAATATACATTTGTCACAACACCATAATAGAATACCCGTATTTTGGACGCAGTTTAGTCCAATTAATATTTTTGTTGATATATTGACATCGATACACTGTGATCTCCACATAGACATATTCTTCATGCATAATTGGATCAAACTTTTTATTTAATTTTCAATATATATATATCAATAATTGAAAATTAAATAAATATTTTTTTATAAAAAAATGCTCAATTATTATCAACTGATATTTCCATCATTAGTTGATTATTGTGACAACTGCAAGTACGATATTTTTCAATTATCTAATTTACAGTATTCTTTTAAAGATAATAAACAAGTCATGTCATTGGAAGATTTATTTTCTATTATTAATGTTGAATTGACTGACAAGATGAATGTAGATACAATATTATTTAAAGATGTTTACCGATCAGTATATAAAGTTTTTAATAATCAGAATTGTTTAGAACAATTGATGAATTATTTAATAGCCAATACACCAACGTCACTTCCATCAAAACAGAACATGTACGTAATGAGTCCTGATTCCAAAAAATTTGTATATATTGAGGATGAAATTACAATATTAATCATGGAACATCAAAATACTGATAATTCAGAAAAATATTTAGTACCATCTGTATTACTTGAATGGAATGATCTTAATGATTGTTTATTAACTACAGAACTTCTGATTCCTGATAAACAAATAAATTTATATGAACAATTACCATTTAACCAAATTTTTAAAGAGTCAATAGTAGATTATGGTTTTAGTGTTTCCCTGAATCCGAAAAGTAATTATATTTACAACAAAGATTATTACGACTCTATTGCAAAAAATATTGAATCTAATTTTTTTATAACAAAAGAAGAATATCATAATACTGTAAATGATTCAACTATACTCATGAAAAAATTTAAAAATTATACAGACTCAGTTAATGATTCAGCATTAAACGCATTAACAAATGCTTATACTATTAGTATAAGTAATTACAAAAGGTATAATATCAAATTACAATTAATTAATGGTATTAATATGAAAGATGGATCTATTATTATTATTAATATGAAAGATGGATCTATTGTTATTGATGTCAGAAAAATTATCAAAAATAATATTTATAATTATTATTATACTAATGATATTATTGTTACGATGATAGAAGAAATAATTAAATCAGTATTATTTTATAAGTCGGATCCTATTAATGTCAAATTTGATTTGAATAATAATGCTAAAATAATTACAACAGTATTTATTTCGGAACACATTACATCCCTAATTAAGTCTAGAGTCATTAAACTTAAACTTATCAAAAGTATCATAACTGATGACAAATTAGAAAAAAAATGATTTATAAAAAAAAAATAGTTGAATGAAGTAAATGGTATACAAAAATAGTTTGGGTTATTTAAATATATTTCCACGGGAAATACTTCTTGTGATAATAGAGACACAATTGAAAGATTATGATAGTATATTAAATATAATTGAAAAAATACCATATTATAAAATTTTGGGTAAACAATTGTGGATCAGATTATTAAAGATTCATTTTGATTTAACTTATGATTTGATGGATACAACAGTATATTTAAATCCTCAATTGACGTATAAGACATTATCTTTAAATTTATCAATATATTATCGAAATATCAAAAAAATGTTTGTTAAATATTACTATAGTATAAAAACTATTATTGATTTAAATAATGATGATTATGATGGATTTGTACTATTTTATAAATTATTTGAAAAATACTATACATATCTTAATGTATTGACACCAATTACACACCATTCATCAAATATAATTATTGACAAAATATGGTATGATAATATAAAATCATTAATATCAACAAAATATAAAAAGCCAAAACTATCATGTTTAAATTCATATACGTTTCTACGAATATGGAGTCCTGATAGTGTCAATATTAAACACTTATTTACTAATTCTAATTATAATAGTATAGTGTTTTATCATCAAAACACAATGAATTATTGTATTGTTCCAAAAACTATCATTAATGGAGTATATTTTTTTCTAGAATTAAACAATATCAGTATTGTTACATGATTTGAAATTTTAATAAAAATGATAATATAAAAACATATATAAGCCAAATAAATGGTGTTGACCAAATTAAATATAATACAATTTTTAGGATGGATGATTACAATTCTAGTATTGTCAGGAGTATGGCTTATTATATATAGTATATATGGACAAATAAGACAAAATGATTGTAGAGTAATTGGATATAAATGTGATGATATTACAAATGTTTATTTGGGAGTTCAATTATTTGAGAATGTTAAATATATTAAAGTATTTATAAGCGTTCACCCAGATAATAATACTACTAACTGTGACATTCTTAAATACATGTATCCATTTAATTTTACATTAACTTGTAATTACTATGATTATTCAAGACACAATTTTAGTTTTTATGATTTATTCAATTATAATATTTTATGTCCCATTGTCATACTCATGGCAGTAATATTAGGGTGTATATGTCATATGATTACTTGTCATATATAAATAATATGGTATATATATATTTGTAAACAAAATATAATGATCAAATTTTTGTATATTTACAATATCAATAATAAATTGGATATTATTTTTATCTAGAATAATATATTCCTCTTAATCCAAATTTAATTTTTTAAGCATATACACATATTGGCATTGTATTTCTTATAAAAACATTTACCTATTTTGTATATTCAAAATAATTTAAGAATATGTTAAATCTAATTAGAAACGTTTTAAATAAAACACTGATAAAATTAGTTATGTCAATTATATTTTTAAATATAATTTTTTTTAAAAAAAAAATTATATTTAAAAATGCCCAGTTACTCAATTGAGCAAATAATCGATAAAATTAAAGAACTTGAACAATCAATATATTATTTATATTGTTCACAAAAATGTTGTGCTTCAAAAGCTGGACCAGCTGGATCAACTGGACCACAAGGACCTACTGGTGCTACAGGACCACAAGGACCTACTGGTGCTACAGGACCACAAGGACCTACCGGACCATCATTAGAATGTTTCACTAGTAGTTGTAGTATGTTTTGTGGTAGTCGTCCAGTTAATATATTACAGCCTTTACCGCTAAGCGAATTGTCTACGGATGTAGTCATACATACACGAGGTACAGGAGCATTATTAAGAGATATACCTGATGGAACTGTGGAAGGAGGAACTTGTCGAGGTGATGATGCTGTCGATTTAC